AAGATCTTATGATATTAAAGCTTATGCTCAAGATCCTGAGTCTATAATGAAAAGAACTGCTTATGCTGAAGCTCTACAACGAGATATGATGCAGAAAGATCTTATCAATCAGATACAACAAATTACAGGTCTTGATGTTTCTAAATCACAAGGTAAAGGTTTAGAAATGGAAAGTGAAGAAGATTTACAGCTTCATATGCAAATGGATTATAAAGAGTCTATTGAAGTAGCTGAAGAAGAAGTTATTAATAATGTGTTAGCTAAAAATAAATACGATTTAACTAGAAGAAGGTTAAATCAAGATTTAACTATACTAGGTATTGCAGCTACTAAAACATGCTTTAATAGATCAGAAGGTGTTACCGTCGATTATGTAGATCCAGCAAGTTTAGTTTATTCATATACTGAAGATCCTAACTTTGAAGATTTATATTACGTAGGTGAAGTAAAACCTATTAGTTTAGCAGAACTTAAAAAACAGTTTCCTGAATTAACACCTAGTGAACTAGAAGAAATACAAAAGTACCCAGGTAATCAAAATTATACTAGAAACTGGAGTGGTCGTTATGATGATGATACAGTACAGGTATTATATTTTGAATACAAAACTTTCACTAACCAAGTATTTAAAATAAAGCAAACTGCATCAGGACTTGAAAAAGCATTAGAAAAACAAGATACGTTTATAGAAGCGCCAGAGGGTGATAACTTTAAAAAAGCATTTAGATCAATTGAAGTTCTTTATTCAGGAGCTAAAATACTAGGGCATGAAAAAATGCTTGAGTGGAAAATGGCTGAGAATATGACTAGACCATTTGCGGATACTGTTAAAGTTAATATGAACTACAACATCGTAGCTCCTAGATTATATAAAGGAAGAATAGAATCTATAGTTTCACGTATTACTGGTTTTGCTGATATGATTCAGCTAACTCATTTAAAACTGCAACAGGTGATGTCTAGGATAGTACCAGACGGTGTTTACATGGATATAGACGGTTTAGCAGAAGTAGATTTAGGTAATGGCACTAACTACAATCCAGCTGAAGCTTTAAATATGTATTTTCAGACTGGTAGTATAGTTGGTAGATCAATGACTCAAGATGGTGGTATGAATCCAGGTAAAGTTCCAATACAAGAACTTTCTACTTCAAATGGTATGGGTAAAATACAATCATTGATACAGACTTATGAGTATTATCTAAAGATGATTAGAGATGTGACCGGACTTAATGAAGCTAGAGATGGTACATTGCCTGACAAGCAATCATTAGTTGGTTTACAAAAACTTGCTGCTGCTAATTCAAATGTAGCTACAAGACACGTATTACAGGCTAGTTTATATTTAACTCTTAGAACTTGTGAAAACATATCATTAAGAGTTGCCGATGCTTTAATGTTCCCAATGACTAAACAGTCTTTAATGTCTAGTATATCTAGATACAATGTAGGAACATTAGAAGAGCTATCTAGTTTAAATATGCATGACTTTGGTATATTCTTAGAATTAGAACCAGACGAAGAGCAAAAACAAATACTAGAACAAAATATTCAAATAGCTTTACAAGCTGGACAAATAGATCTTGAAGATGCTATTGACATTAGAGAAGTTGCTAATTTAAAGTTAGCTAATCAAATGTTAAAGAAACGTAGAAAAGACAAAGCAGCTAGAGACCAACAAGCTCAACAAGCTAATATGCAAGCTCAAGCACAATCTAATGCACAGTTAGCAGAGCAAACAGCTATGGCAGAAGCTCAAAAACAACAAATACTAACTGAGCAAAAGATGCAACTTGAAAAAGCTAAGAGTGATTTTGAAGTACAAAAGATGGAGAGAGAAGCACAAATTAAACAACAGTTAATGGAACTAGAGTTTAATTACAATATGCAACTTACTCAAGCTCAAGGACAAAGTAAAAAAACTCAAGAAGAATTTAAAGAAGATCGTAAAGACGAACGAACTAAAATACAAGCAACGCAACAATCTGAGTTAATAGATCAAAGAAAAAATGATTTATTACCGAAGAACTTTGAATCCGCAGGTAATGATACTATGGGTGGATTTGGCTTAGAGCAGTTTGGCCCTAAGTAATTTTTAATAACTATTATATTATATTATGTCAGAAGAAGTAAAAGAGGAAGGTTCTTTTAAAATAAAAAAGAAACCAGGTAGACCTAAAAAACTTACCAAAAAACAAGAAACTATAAAAGTAGATTTATCTAAAAAAGAAGAAAAAGTAGAAGATGCCGTTCAAGAGCAAACAACAGATGAAGTACTTGTTCGCAACGAACCCAAAGTTAGCGAAGAAGTTTCTAAAGAAAACATCGAAGAAACAACTGAAAAACCTACCGAAGAAGAAAAAGTAATTCCAATACAAGAGGTTACTGAAGAAGAAAAAGTAGAAGAAAAGAAAGAGCCAGTTATGGAAACTGCTCCAGAGCTTGCTAAACCGGAAATTAACTTACCAGAAAATGTAGAAAAGTTAGTTAAGTTCATGGAAGAAACAGGTGGCACAGTTGAAGACTACGTTAGATTAAATGCTGATTACAGCAATATAAACGATGACGCTTTAATTAGAGAATACTACAAACAGACTAAACCACACTTAAACATGGAAGAGGTTAACTTCTTATTAGAAGATAACTTTTCATTTGATGAAGACGTGGATGAAGAGCGAGATATAAAGAAAAAGAAACTCGCCTTCAAAGAAGAAATTGCTAAAGCCCGTAAATTTTTAGAGGACACTAAGAGTAAATACTACGACGAAATCAAGTTGAGACCCGGCGTAACTCAAGACCAACAAAAAGCTACTGACTTTTTCAATAGATACAACGAAGAACAGAAAATGGTTCAAGATCAACACAAGAGGTTCCAAAGTAACACTAAAAACTTTTTTAACCAAGAATTCAAAGGTTTTGACTTCAATATTGGTGAAAAGAAATTTAGATATGGAGTTTCGGATACTGATGGTGTTGCTAACACCCAATCTGATCTAACTAATTTTGTTGGGAAGTTCCTGAACGAGAAAGGTGAAGTAAAAGATTATGCTGGTTACCACAAAGCCATTTATGCTGCTGAAAACGCTGATACAATAGCTAATCATTTCTATGAGCAAGGCAAAGCCGATGCTGTAAAAGATGTGATGGCTAAATCTAAAAATGTAAGTAACGAACCTAGAGTAACATCTACAGGTGATGTATTTATCAATGGATTAAGAGTAAAAGCAATTAGCGGTGTAGATAGTTCTAAGTTAAAAATAAAAACAAAACAAAAATAAAACTTAAAACTAAAATAAAATGGGATTAGATATTTCCAAAGCCCCAGGGCTTGCTCCATCTCAAGACAAAGTGGCTCTATCAAGCAACTATATGTCTTTTACTGATGGTACTAGAGACTTCGCTCAGCAATACTTACCAGAATTGTATGAAGCAGAGGTAGAAAGATTTGGTAACAGAACGTTATCAGGTTTTTTAAGAATGGTTGGCGCTGAAATGCCAATGACATCGGATCAAGTAATTTGGTCTGAACAAAATAGATTACACGTTTCTTACGACACAGCTGTTGTTGGTGGAACAGGTACTACTGTTACAGTAACTATACCTGAAATTAATGGCGCTGCTTCAGAATGTGCTATTAGAGTAGGTCAAACAGTTGTTGTTTCTAACGGTTTAACAAGTGTTAAAGCTAGAGTTAATAACGTGGCTGGAGCATCTGGTGCTGCGTCAAGTAGAACTGCTGTTGTAACTGTAGACACTTATCAAGTTGCTGAATTAAACTCAGGTGGTTTAGCTGATACTGCTGCTGTTAAAATATTCGTTTACGGATCTGAGTTTGCTAAAGGAACAGGTGGAATGGACGCTGCTATAGAACCTGATTTTACTCAATTTAACAACAAGCCAATCATACTAAAAGACTTCTATGAAGTTTCTGGTTCTGATGCTGCTCAAATTGGTTGGGTTGAAGTTGCTACTGAAGATGGTACTTCTGGTTATATGTGGTATTTAAAAGCTGAATCTGAAACTAGATTACGTTTTGAAGATTATCTTGAAATGTCAATGGTTGAAGCTGAGAAAAAAGGTGCTAACGGTGCTGCTGCTTTAGCAACTGCTAAAACTGAAGGTTCTGAAGGTTTATTTGCTGCTATTGAAGATAGAGGAAACATTTATAATGACTTTGCTGGTGCTGCTGCTCCAGGATCTGGTGCATTAGGTGATTTCGATGCTATTCTTAAGCAATTAGATAAGCAAGGTGCAATTGAAGAAAACATGTTATTTTTATCTAGAGCTACTGCTCTTGATTTTGACGATATGATTGCTGCTCAAGCTGGTGGAGGTTATGCTTCTACTGCTAACGCTTCTTATGGTTTATTTAACAATGAAGAAAATATGGCGCTTAACTTTGGATTTTCTGGTTTTAGAAGAGGTTCTTATGATTTCTACAAAACTGATTGGAAATATCTAAATGATGCATCTACAAGAGGTTTAACTGCAGATATTGACGGTGTGTTGATTCCTGCTGGAACATCTACTGTTTATGATCAAATGTTAGGTCAAAACATCAGACGTCCTTTCTTACATGTAAGATATAGAGCTTCTGAAGCTGATGATCGAAGAATGAAGTCATGGATAACTGGTTCAGTAGGCGGTGCTTACACTTCTGATATTGATGCTATGAAAGTACATTTCTTATCTGAAAGATGTCTTTGTGTGCAAGGTGCAAATAACTTCGTGTTATTTAAATCTACTATATAATTATTAACATTTAAAAGATTAGAAATTATGGGATACGTAAAAGTAAAAAAAGCTGCAGGTGCATTTGATGTAGTATGTGCAGAAAATGTTGGTACAGTTAAAGCTGTTGGAACAGGAACTTCATTAAAAATTGCAATAGCATATATTGGAGGAGCTGCTGACAGTGACATTCTTACATTAACTTCTACTAATGATGGTAGTGCTGGTGGAGGATTTGTTCAAGCAGATGTTCAGAATTTAGTTGAAGCTATTGGAAAAATTGGCGGAGGATCGGGAACGGTTGAAGTCAGTATGTCTAATACTTTAGCTAGTGCTGCATTAGCTTAATCAAAACAATAATAAGATCCCGCTTCGGCGGGGTCTTTTTTAATTATTATATTATATTATATTATGGAAACAAAAGAAAAAAAAGCTCCAAAAAAAGAAACATGGGAGTATAAAGATAGAAGTTACT